TAAAGATAAGCAGCAGATGGATAGACTGTTTCGTCAAAGCGGGTTGTATCGTGAAAAATGGGATACAAGGCATCATGCCAGTGGCGCTACATACGGCGATGAAACATTGAACAAAGCAATTGAGTCAACAGAAAACACGTACAGTCCCGGCAATGATACGGCAATTTTTGAATATGATGGATGCTACTTCCGTGCAAAAGGAGACAAGATTTACCCCATCACTAACTTTACTTTTCAGCCGATTGAGATGATTGTTGCCGATGATGAAACACAGCTTACTGCCGACCTTGTAACGACTAACGGAGAAGTATTCCGGCAAACCTTTATGACTACTGATTTTTCCAACCAGCAAAAGTTCAAGAACATGCTGAATAAAAGAACAATAGCCCTCAGCTATACAGGTTCGGACGGTGATTTGGAACTGCTCAAGTCATATATTTCTAATCTCGATTGGCAGGTGAAAAAAGGCGTCAAGGCTATGGGAATGTACAAACATGGAAACGGTATTGTTTTCGTAACGAATGATGGGGCGGTTGATGCTTACGGGCAAACGGTTTCAGATATGATACAGCTTGAAAAATATCGCAGCATAGAAAGCGGTATTCTTGAAGCAAAGCCTTTGACAAAAGAGCAGCTGCAGATGCTTGGCGAACGGATTATGAACTATAATGAGCCGGCTAAAACCGTTCCAATCCTTGCATGGATGGCAGGATGTTTTATAAAGGCCCATCTGCGTGAAAAGAATATTAAATTCCCACATCTAATGCTAATCGGAGAAGCAGGCAGCGGCAAAAGCAATACGCTGGAACGGGTAATAATGCCGGTATTTTCCCGTTCGAAGATCATAGCCGCAGGGCAGACGACGGCGTTTACATTGATGAAGGATGCCGCATCATCCAACATCATTCCAATGGCATTGGATGAGTTTAAGCCTTCCAAAATCGACAAGCATCGCCTGGATGCATTGCTTAATCATTTTCGCAACAGTTATGACGGACAGGAAGGAATCAGGGGACGCATGGATCAAAGTATGGTAAGCTATGAGCTTCTTGCTCCACTTGTTGTGGCCGGTGAAGAAGCGGCAGACGAAACGGCTGTCAGGGAGCGGAGCATAGAGCTTTTGTTTTCCAAGAAAGACTTAAAAAATGTAGAATACCGCATCGCTTTCGGGTGGCTTTGCGCCAATTCCGATGTGCTTGGCAGCCTTGGACGCGGTTTGTTGAACATTGCACTGAAAACCACACCCGAAGATGTGCATACTTGGTATGAGGATAGCCGTGCTTTGTTTGCAAAGGAGCTGCCATCAAGGATTGTCAACAACCTTTCGTGCCTTATGGCAGGCCTAAGGTTAGTTGAAAAGCTTTGCAGGGAGCTTGGGCTTATCTGGCATGAAGCTTTTCCGTTCAGTATGGAGGCTTGCAGCAAATATATCGAATATGCGGTAAAGGAGTATCTTTTAGACGGCGGCACCAGCAGCAAAAGCTTAGTGGAGCAGACATTGGAGATAATGTCACGAATGGGTCTGGACCCCAGAAGCGAATATGCAATACTCAATGACGGCAAAGTACTGGCCATATGGCTTAATCATGTGTATGACAAATATACAAAGTACAGAAAAGATTACGCAATACTTGGTGAAACACTGACCTATGCGCAGTTTAAGAAACAACTTCGGCATTCTGATTATTATCTGGACAGCAATGTGACAAAAAGAATGGGCTCGGATGTAAGGAAGGTTTGGCTGCTGAATTATGAGTTGTTATCGATGCGCTGTGATGTTTCAGGCTTTGAAATCACAGATATAAAGCCATTATAAGTGCTGTTTTCAGTAACTTTCATGGTCAAAATGTAGCCTGTTTAAAGCAAAAAGTCACATAAAAAGTAACACCCGAAATTTGCAATATATCAACACAAATTTGGTTTTCTTTATTTATTGTTACTTTGTAACTTAAAAAAATATATATACATACGCGAGAGCAATTAACTATATACGCGTGTGCGCGTGTGTGTATATATATAAACATACATGCACAACAGAACGGTTACAGGTTGTGAAATGCCGCAAACCCAGTAATATCAAGGGATAAGGCCATAACTTTTTTGAAAATTTAAATAGTTACGGTTAAAGGAGAGATATATGTGTCAGAAAAGGATATCACAAACAAAATCCTTAAATATCTAAAAACTGTGCCCGGATGCTTTGCTTGGAAAGAGCATGGCGGAATATACGGGACAGCCGGAGTGCCGGACATCATTGCCTGTGTAAACGGACGGTTTGTGGCTTTTGAAGTGAAAACGCCATCAGGCAGGGCGACAAAACTGCAAGAGGCAACAATTAACAAAATCCTCTCTGCCGGAGGCGTGGCTGCGGTCGTGCGCTCGGTGGACGAGGTGCGGGCAGTGCTTGAAAAATCAGGTATTGTCCTCCGCAAAGAGCAATGATTTAGAATACACTGAAAATTAGCATTAAGATATATGAGCAATGCGTACACGAATACAATGCAGCAATGCCTCAATGTGAATTAAATTTTTACGGAGGTATGGAGTATGTATCGTGAACAATCATATAGCATCGAGCGTGCATATACAGATCTGGCAAATGCAATCATTCTACAAGCAGTCAGGGATTACAGGTCTGCTTTAAGAAGGCTGGCAAAGCATCCATTCAGCAGCATGGCATTATCCGCAAAAGAGGAATTGGAGAGGTTTTTCCGCTCGGATTGGTTTGAATTGCTTACAAATATCGATGCTGAAATGCTTATTACTAAACTAAAGGCGGAGGTGGCAGCATGACAGCAAAAGAATATTTAAGTCAGGCATACCGCCTCGACCAGCGAATCAATTCCAAGCTGGAGCAAGTAGCGTCACTAAATGAACTGGCAACAAAATGTACTCACACTATCACCGGCATGCCGCGAAACCCCGGTCATGGCACTTCAACAATAGCTGAAGTTGTGACGAAAATTGTTGACCTGCAAGCAGATATAAACAGAGATATTGACTGTCTTGTTGATCTGAAGAGAGAAATTGTAGGTGTAATAAAAGCTGTGGACAACACAGAATGCCAGACGCTTTTGGAATTGCGATACCTTTGCTTCAAGTCATGGGAGCAAATCGCGGTTGACATGGGATACACCATTGATAATGTATATCGTATCCATAGAAAAGCTTTATCGACTGTATCTATTCCCGAAAGAGTACAGTAAATTCTACTGTTTTCTACTATGTCCATTGTGCTATGATATACTTGCAAAAATAGAAAAAAGATTAGTCATCGCGGGAATAAAATCCTGCGGTGGCTTTCCTGTGACAAAATCGACTTGACATCTAGTAATATTTGAATTATGCAAAAAAGTGTACAGTAAATTCTACTATTTTCTACTATGACTGTTGTGTTATGATATACTTGCAGAAATAGTATAAACACAAGCCATTGCGGGAGAGCGCATCCTGTAATGGCTTTTCTTTTTTCCGAAGGAGGTGGATAGATGCCAAAAAAGCCAAAGCGGCCGTGCTCTTACCCGGGATGTCCGAGACTTACCGACGGAAGGTACTGCGAAGAACATCAAAAGCTGACGGACAAACAATACAACAAATACCAACGCAATCCCGAGCACCGCAAACGTTACGGCAGGGCGTGGAAATGCATAAGGGACAGGTATATAAAGGCACATCCGTTGTGCGAGGAATGTTTTAAGAATAACAGGTTGACTCCGGCAGAGGAAGTACACCATATCATTCCCCTGTCCAAAGGCGGAACGCATGATGATGACAATCTCATGAGTCTGTGCAAAACGTGCCACAGCAGCATTACAGCAAAAAGCGGCGACCGCTGGGGGTAGGGGGGTCTGAAAACCTACAAATTGCGCGATGAAGATCGGGCGCGGGGCTTCGCGTGAGAAATCGCGGTTTCAAGAGGGTGATATACCCCGACATTTTGAAAGGCAGGTGAAGCATATGGCAAACGGACATGGCGGCGCACGCATCGGTGCAGGTCAAAAGAAAAAGGCTTTGATAGACAAGGTTAATGAAGGCAATCCCGGCCACCGTAAACTAACTGTTATCGAATTTACCGATACGGCCAATCTTAACGGAGAAACAATGCCCGAGCCGCGGGAATATTTGTCCGCGCCGCAGAAAAACGGAAAAGAGCTCATAGCCGTAGATGTTTTTCAAAAGACTTGGAGCTGGCTTCATGAACGGGGCTGCGCTCAATATATTCCACCGCAGATGCTTGAACAGTATGCCATGAGTGTTTCCCGCTGGATACAGTGCGAGGAAGCTATTTCCGAATACGGCTTTTTGGCTAAACACCCCACAACCGGCAATGCAATACCGTCGCCCTATGTGGCAATGAGCCAAAACTTTATGAAGCAAGCAAACAATCTATGGTTCCAAATTTATCAAATAGTTAAAGAAAACTGCACCACCGACTATCAAGGTACAAATCCCCACGACGACGTGATGGAAAGACTTCTGTCGGCAAGGCGCGGTGGTTAAGAATAAATACGGAGGTGACAGCGCTTGTTGATTGAGAAAATACCGGCGGCGAAGTTGAACCCGGCTATATACAATCCCCGCAAGGATTTAAAGCCGAGAGATAAAGAGTACGAAAAGCTGAAACGCTCCATTTCCGAGTTCGGTTATGTTGAACCGGTCATCTGGAACAAACAAACCGGGAATGTGGTCGGCGGACACCAGCGGCTGAAGGTTTTGCTTGATTTAGGTCATACGGAAATTGATTGTGTGGTTGTGGATTTAGACGAGCAGCGGGAAAAAGCATTAAACCTTGCTTTAAACAAAATTCAAGGTGAGTGGGACGAAAGCAAGCTGGCCGCTATTATGGCGGACTTTGAGGCTACCAGCTTTGACGTATCGATTACCGGATTTGACGCCGATGAGGTGGATGCGCTTTTAAACAAGTTTTACTCCAAGGAAGCGGTGCAGGACGACTTTGACGTTGATAAGGAAAAAGAAACGATTGAAGCTTCCGGCGAGACACGAACCAAGCCCGGAGATATATGGATTTTGGGAAATCACCGCCTGCTTTGCGGCGATTCTACATCGGAGCAGGATTTTGCACGTCTTATGGACGGAGCCCATGCGCAGTGTGCTGTGACATCTCCTCCCTATGGCGTGGGCAAGGAATATGAGAAAGCGGGCATTGAGCCTTGGTTTGAAACCATGCGCCCTGCAATAAAGAACATATGCAAGCACGCAGATGTTGTATGCTGGAACATCGGAGATTTATTTGCCACCGGAACGCAGTTCATTGAACCAACGCAAATGTACAGCATTGGAATGTTCAATGACAATGGCT